GGAAGATCAACGATGAACTCGGCCAGCGAAGTATAGAATCCGCCATCTTGGAGCAGCTCCTCGATGCGGTCCTCGGCCATCTTGCAGCGCGTCTCGGCGTGCCGGCGGGTGGCGTCGCGCGCCGCCCAGTAGAGGTCGAGGGTGCGGTCGCGCACCTGCGTCGGGTCGATGGTGACGCCCTGCGCGGCAGCCGCCTGCCACTCGCCCTGCACCAGCGTCTTGATCTGCTCGACGACGCTCTCGGGGACATCGGGATCGGCCGGCGGGTCGAGCCCCCACGCGCGGTCGCTGCCGAGGTACACGTCCCTCAGAAGGGAACTGGCTCCCCGGCACTTCATCGCGGTCGTACGGGCGTAGACGTCGGAGCCGCCGAAGCGCCGGATCTCGGCCTGTTTACTGGCGTCGTAGCGGCCGTTGAAGGTGCGCACCGCCGACAGCATGCGTTCGTTCCACCCCGCCGCGCCGTCGCCGCGATGGTCGTTCATGATGTCGAACTGGGTCTTGACGAAACCGACCAGCGACGACTCGACCTGCGTGACGGTATAATGCTGGGCGGCTTCGTCGCGCGCCTGCCGGTCGAGATTCTTGGTGAGGTCGGCGGGCGAGACCACCCGCAGCACGCCCTGCTGCCCGGGCGCGATCTGCCCATATCCCGTGGCTGATACCATCACCCGTCCCAAAGCAGCAGCTTTTGGCGAAAGCAGCCTTCGGTGCTGCTTGAAAATCAGGATTACTGTAAACCTGCGGCAGGAGCAACAAATGAGCGTCTGGGAAGCACCCCCCGTCGACAAACCCGCCAGTTTATTAGCGACTAATAAACCTGCCGGGCCTCCGCAAGTCCCCAAGATCGACTTCAACGAGGAGGGCCGCCTCGTCCGGCTGGCGCGCGAGCTGGCGATGGAGATGCGCTCCACCGACAAGATCCTCGCCGCCTACGGTGTCGGCAGCGCCGAGTGGGACAGCCTGACACGGAACCCGTGGTTCCAGTCCGTGATGGCCAGCGAGATGGCCCAGTGGAACGCCGCCAGCACCACGCACGAGCGCGTCAAGCTCAAGTCGGCGGTGCTCGTCGAGCAGTTCCTCGAGGAAGCCAACCGAAGACTCCATGATGCGGACGAGACGCTCTCCAGCAAAGTCGAGCTGTTCAAGACCCTCGCCCGCATCGCCAACTTGGGAGTCGGCGACGGCGAGTCGTCTTCCGGCGGTTTCCGCGTGGTGATCAATATCGCCGGCCAGCCGGTGACCACCCGCACCATCGCGGCAACGGCGATCCCGGTTCCCGACGACGTCGAGCACGTCGCCATCCAGCACGAGCGCGACTCCCGCGAGAAGCCCGAGAAGCAGAAGTCGGTGCAACTCGCAGGCACGAGAATTACAATCCGAGAGCCAGAACCCGAAAAAATAACCCCCCAAATCCCCCTCGACACCTCGGCAAGCCACAAGATGCCGCCACGCTCGACCCCGCCGCGCGAGCTGCAGGCGAGCGCCTTACGGTTCCCGGCCCGCCGCCGTTAATTGTTGCAGGTGAAACAATCTAATGCGCGAAATTACGTATGATGCAACCCCAACGGTCGCCCGCCTGATGCAAAGTCCAGCATTCGGGCGGGTCATCGCCGGACCCGTTGGATCTGGCAAAACCACCGGCTGCATTTTCGAGATGTTCCGCCGCACCTGCGAGCAGCGTCCCGCCGCCGACGGTATCCGCTACACCCGCTGGGCCATCGTCCGGCAGACGCTCAGGCAGCTCAAGGACACCGTCCTCAAGGACATCGAGAGCTGGCTCGCCGGCATCGTCGACTACCGCGTCTCGGAGAATGTCATCAAGATCGAGGTCGAGGACCTCAAGAGCGAGTGGATGCTGATCCCGCTCGAAGACGCCGAGGACCAAGCAAGGGTGCTCTCGGCGCAGCTCACCGGCGTGTGGATCTCGGAGCTTATCGAGACAGATATTTCTATTCTCGCACCGCTGTCGGGACGCTGCGGCCGCTACCCGCGCGGACCCACGGGCACACCGACATGGTCGGGCATCATCGCCGACACCAACATGCCGACCATCGGCTCCGACTGGCACCACTTCATGACCGACGAGACGCCACCCGACTGGAGCCTGTTCTTCCAGCCCGGCGGCCTCGAGCCCAACGCCGAGAATCTCGAGTGGCTGGCGCAGACCGACGAGTCGATGAAGTGGGCGAAGACCGACCCGCGAAGACTGGCTCAGGGCAGAACCTACTATGAAAGACTGGCGCGCAGCGAGAACGGCCCGTGGATCAAGCGCTATGTCGATGCAGAGTTTGGTGAAGACCCGAGTGGCTCGGCGGTGTTCCGCGAGAGTTTCCGGATGGGAGTTCATGTGGTCGGTGTGCCCGGCGGTGCTCGCGACGAGACCGGCAACCCCATCCCCGGATTGGAGCCGATCTCGGGATTGCCGCTGCTCATCGGGCAGGATTTCGGAAGGGACCCGTGGTCGCTGATCTGCCAGCTTGATTTCCAAGGGCGGCTGCTGGTGCTCGAAGAAGTCGCGGCGAAGGACATCGGCCTCGAGCTGCATGTCGACCGGAGCTTGCGTCCGGCACTGGCAAGCTTGCGATACTTGGGAAAGCCGATCGGAATGGTAGGAGACCCCAGCGGCCGCAACAAGGACAGCATCTACGAGGAGACCAGCTTCGACGCGCTCAAGCGCATGGGCTTCGCCGCCTTCCCCGCCAGCACCAACGACGCGGAGGCGCGGCTGCGTGCCGTCGACGCACATCTCATGCGATCGGTGGCGGGGAAGGCCGCGCTGCTCATCGACGGCAGGCGCTGTCCTGTTCTGGTAGCAGCGCTGAACGGTGGGTACCGTTACGCCAACACCCGCGCCGGCATCCGCAAGACCACGCCCGAGAAGAACGAGTTCAGTCACGTTGCCGACTGCCTGCAGTATGTCGCGCTCGCCACCCACGGCGGCATGGTCCCGATGATCACACGCTCGCTGCGCCGGCCGATCCGGACGCGCCAGTCGATTTCCTCGGCGGCTTGGACATGATGCCCGGGCTGCTCTCGGCGCTGGAGAACCCTTGGGTCTGGGTCGCTGCGGGATGTGGGTTCGTAGCATTTCTATTAAATTTGTTAACAAATCCTTAAACGATCATTGGGAAATTCTGGGAATCTGGGACGCGGGTCCCTGAAAGAGGCGCACTGGGGTGGCCCCCCTCCGGCCATCCGCCCCCCGGGGTTACTTGGCCAAGTAACCCCCCTTTAGCTAGGGAGAATTCCAGCGCTCGCGGCAAAGCATCGCCTAACCCGCGAGCGTGTATATTCCCAGCATATTAAGTCACGGGTTCACCGTGCGCTCTTTGACATCTGAATAGATCCCCTCGTGACAGGAGCGGGACACCCATGTCCATTTTCCGTATGGCTCCAAAGCTTACGGGAAGGGCGCGGAACCTATTCCCGCGCCTTTTCCGCTGGGCTTTGCCCGGCAGGTTACTTGACCAAGTAACCTCACCCATAGGAACCTACGAAAATGGCAAAGAAATACACGATACTCTCCGCCGAGACTGCTAACACTCTTTCGCGCGAAGAGATTAACGCGCGAGTGCAAGAGTTAGGCGAATTGGCCGGTGCTGGTGGCGACGCGCTTCCCACGCTGGGCCTTGAAGTCTCGTCATGGGCTGAACAGAATAAGATCAGCCCAAAAAAGCCCACGGATGCCGAAAGGCAAGCCGGCGCTGTTGACGACATCGAGAGCATTTTTAATCACTACGCCAATGCTCAATCGTCAAAGAGCGTGAACGAGCGTTCCACAGCGTCAAATACCAATACCGCGCAATATTCGAAGCTTCGGCAATTCGCGGTACACGGCGCGACAGGGCGCGGCGGTACTGACTGGCTCGTCAAGGTCCAAACACGGCGAAATGAAGTTTGCCGCGCCAAAACCTTCAAGTGCAAGCCGGCTTACGACGCCATGCTGAGCGCAATTCGCGCCAGCAAGGCAGGCAAGGCAGCGTTGACGGCGGACGAAATTGACGCGGCAATTCAAGTCTCGGTCCAAAAGCCCAAATCGCTTTTCGATCTTTGGGACGCGATACGCGAGGCAGCGTCAGAAATGGTCAAGGAAAATAAGGACACGGGTGTCGATGCGACAAACACGCTCGCAATTGCTGAAAAGCGTTGCAGCGAATTAGAAGAAGGCAAGAAAATTGCCAAGTGGTTGTCAAAGGCGCCGGCCGGAATTACCAACCTCGGCGGCATCGGGAATTTCGGAATTCCCGAAAAGGCGAGCGAAGCCGTCGAAGCGTAAAGAATAACGAAAGAATAATGAGGCGAGCCTAAAAAGCTCGCCTCATATTTATTTTCGCTTCGCGCACTCATCATGCGTGATGTAAGCTCGGTTTATCCTAAGAAAAATCGGGTTCAAGAACGGCAGAAAACAGCCATTTTCACACAACTTTTCGTATTATCTAGGATATATTTTAGGATTATTAAGTAATTGATAATCATAAGAAATTTCCCTAATATATATATATATCCTAAAGAATAATATATATATAGACCACATGTGGGCTGGGATTATTCCCCAACCAAATGACGTAAACACACACGTACCCCTTATCTCTGGAAACTTTTAGGATTTAGCTCTGCAGCCGTTTTGCCCCCGCAAACCACTGATCTTATTCGCAAATTCGCTTCACGATCATATAATTAATCCCACGG